TTCAAAATCTATTAAGAAAACAATAAAATGGATCACAATAATATAGTCCATATTATGGTGATTCATTAATAATTATTTTAAAATGTAAATATATAATTATAATAGATGGAAGAATATTTAAAAAAATTAGATGAAAAAATTAAAGAGAAAGGACTTAGAAATTTTTGTGTTTTTCCAGATCTGAAAACATTTAAAATTATTAAAAAAAACCAAGAACAAATCTCTAAAATAATGAAAAAAAATCCTGAAAAATATGCTGGACGTCATTTAGCAGTTGTTTTTATAGATATAAATTTTAAAGCATTAAAACAAAATGGCGATGTGTTTACTATTATAATACATATTTATAAAATATATGACGATGGCGAAACAAATATTGTAGCATCTGATAACTGGAAATTACATTTAAAATATCGTCCAGAAAATATTGAACAACATCCATTTAAAATAAAAAATCTCCAAAAATTAATAGATTGGACTTATAATAAAAAAACGATGTCACACTCTATATTTGGAATGTATTACGATGAGTTAGATGAAAGAATAAAACGGTTACAAAAAATCTATAAACAAATTGATTACACATTAGATTAAACAAAATATAAAAATGGTATATTTGTATTATCTGCAATGTCCGCATCTGGAGAAATAATTGATACATATTGTTCGCAAACTGTTTTTTGAATACCTCTCTGGAGGCAATATGCAACAAAATCAGAATATTTAATTGTATTTGGAGTATTACGACTAAAATTAATTCTAATATCTTGACGATTTGAAAAAGCACGCGCATCATCTTCTGTAAAATTAAAATTAAATGTAAAATCTTTAACTTTTTGTTCGAATTTGTTTTTAATATAATTATTTTTATTTTTATCAAATTTAATCATTTCCTTTAATTTGGTATCAAATGATTCTTCAATACTAACATCATTCGGACTATATTCAACGTCATATTGATTATGCATGTTTTTATAATTAATTGTTTCATTTAAAAATCTGGTCCAAATACTTTCATTAGTATCATTAATGCTCTTAGCATGACTCAATTCATGTTTCACTTTATCTAATTCCTTATTATGCTTACTGTCTTGTAATTCTTTTTGATATTTATGGAACCACTCACTCAATCCGTCTTTGAAATTTTGATACTTGTCTTTGTATTCGAGTATTTTTTCATATTTATCCTCAATATTTGTCAAATAATTATTTAGTTGATCTTTAAGATCTATTTCATTACCATATGAAAAAATTTTAACCATTACTTTCCAATCAATTACGTCGTTTGTTGTTTCATATCTTTTAATAATTTCACTTTTAGTTTTAGTATTTATAATTTTTGCCATCTCAAAAACTATATTTAGATCAATTACATTACATTGCTTATTTGTCTGAGATAATTCTTTCCATTCAAATATTTGTAGCATATTGCTTTCCGATTTAAGTGTATCATTTAACATCTCAATTTTAATATCTAATTCTTCTGATGGATTTTCATCAAATTGTTTTCTTAATTTATCTAAAATTATTTTAGTATTAATAAATTCTAATTCTAAATATTTACGTCTACAATATACATCTGAATTTAATAACAGAGCCATTAAATAGTCTTCAAATCCATGTTTAAAGATACCTTCTTTATCTGTAGAACCATACCAAAACTCATCTAAATAAGTTGTCCTATTATTACCATTATCTTGTTCATATGCAGCTTTTCTAAAATAAACAATTTCTTTTTGATTACGTATAGCAATTAATTTTTTATCAATATCGTTCTGACTGTATTCATGATTACCTCCATTTTCTTGTACTTCAACCATCAATTTAATAATATATTGATTACCTTGTTTAATAGCAATGCAAAAATCATAAAATTTACCTTCTATACAAACTTGTTGTTCTATTTTAAAATATGATTTGACAAGATTGAAAAATGGATTTGAATTAATCCTATTTTTTGTATAAGCTGTAAATTTAGTTTCAAATCTTGGTTTAATTATGTCATATAATGAACCATATAATTGTCTATTTTGGAGTAAATTATAATCTGGTAAAAATAAATTACTAACAATTGAATTAAATAATATTAAATTTGCATTCAAAAATTCATTGTTTTTACCTTTGGTATCATCATCCGGAACTGTTATTAGAAATTTTATTAATTCTTTTAGAGTTTTACTATGACTACCTTTCAACCACTCTCTTAGTTTAGATGATGGTGACCAGTTTATTAGAATATCACTTTTCAAACTTGTTTCAAAAGTATCGTTCTGTTCTGAATTACCATCTACAAAAACATTAATATTATTTTTTACATTATATAAAACATCAAACGATTTTAAATGTTCAATAAATTTTAGTTTATTTGGTTCAATAACTTGAAGTAACAAATTAACAGCATCTTGAAATGTATTAGATTTATTATTTGGATTTACTTGAGCACCAACTGTTACAATTTGAGCTTCCTTCAAAATCCTTCTATCTATTGCTTTTAATATTCTATCAGATTGTCTATTAACAAATTGACCATATTTAACAGCATTCTGACCATACTTAATAAAATTATTACTAATTGTTAATTGGGACATAATATATATTATCATATTTTTATTATATATACAGATATAATAAAAATCAATTTTTATGATGGATTACCATCATATGGATTATATATAATATATATTAATTTTTATTAAAATTAACGATATTAATTTTCATTTTCATTAATTTTTCGTAAGGGTTATCTAATTTGAGACAAGTAAAGTTGGTGATTGGTCGTGTGGAAATATATTTATAAATTTGTGCGGAGTTAGTAATTTCAGGCATAAAAGATTGTACATCAGATGTATAATAAATATAGAAAGTATCATTAATTAATTTTTGTATAGCATTTTTTTGGTTTTCGACGATATATGGTTTCTTATTTTTGAAACCTTTTGACACAGTTTCTTTAAGGACACTAATAATAGCCATCCAATCGGTAGTATAAGCGACTATACTATTTTTCTTTTTGAGTTCAGTTTTGGTATAATTTTTGTAATCAACAAAGAAAAGACCATCAGGAACGACATTTTGGATACTTAATTGAACGATTTTACAGATATCATTATAGGATTTAAGTTGGTAGCCCATTTTTTCGTAATTAAATTGTAGATCTTCTCTACGACGGACTAAGAAATTAACATCAAGATAGTTAAGATCGAAAGTGCCTTGAATAATATCATTACGGTGTTTATCCAAATTTTCGGCAATAATTTGGCGTGCATTTTCAAATAAATTAAATTTAATAAAGATCTTATTAGGTGTGACAATTTTGATACCAATTTTATGGTTTTTAAAATATGTAGACATACCGATACAAATAATTTCTTTACCTTTATTAATTTCTTTCATAAGATGGTTATCGATCTTAGTTTTCCAGAATTCATTAATTTTTTGTTCAATTTCTTTAGTAGTTCTATTTAAAGATTTAGCATTTTTTCTATTTTTCTTTTTTTCATCTTCAATTTCATCTAATTTGTTATAAAGGATGATAATATTTTTTTCACTAACAATTTGCATAGTAATATCGTCGAGATCAATGATAGATATATTTTTGTTATGTGGGAATTTTTTAAAATCTTTAATGAATTGTTCTTTAGTGGAATTAGGGAAACCAACAATATGTGCGATAATTCGTCCTGTCATATAATAATAAAGATATATAAATTATTTTTTTTAATAATATGGTGATATTAAATCAGTATTTTTAAGTTGTTCTATTTCAAATGTTTTACCATTAAAAATACCACTATTTATTGTCACACTGTTTGGTACGTTATAGATGTCCTTAATTATTTGATTACCAGAATTATCTAATAAATTTATTTTAAGTCGATTGGTAGTGTCAGTTGATATTAAATAAAAGTCTCCTTGTGAAGATCCTCTATATCGTTGTCTACCCATTAAATAAAAGATATCATTAGTAGTGGTATCTTTAGCATATCCAACAGGATGATATGTATCTTCGGATCCTCGAGTTCGAATATTGACCATATTATTATTCATTAACATATCAATAATAGGTCGTTCAGATCGACCATATAATGGATACAATGGATTTTCAACAACATTCATATCTCGAACGTCAACAATATCGGGTTTTTGTGTTTGTACGGGAATTGGAACGATTCTTGTTGATTGCGGAATGATATTGCGTTGATCTTGTTGATCTTGTTGATTTGATTGATTTTGTTGATTTAATTTTTTTTGTTGTTCCAAAAGATTGTTTAGAGTATTAATTTTTTTGTCGAGTTCTTCTTGTAAAATAAATTGTTTGTAGGTTGCGTTATTAGACTGATAAAAATTACTATGAATTAGTCCAGCAAATAATATAATTAAAATAATATATATAATTTTATCCATTGTATATAATATCATTATAAAATAATTTTATATTATATATATATATATAATGAGTGATCCATATGTATTAGATTTTAATTTAGATAATATAAACCAATCCGCTGTACTATTATTCAGTTGTCTCGGTGCTGGTGTAACAGGCCCATATGTTCCTGGACCAGGCGCTACATATCCATATAATGTGAATTCAAATGGTTATTATTGTTGTCCTTTATGTTATGGTTATTCAACTGATCAATATGAAGGTGCGACTGCAACATTTGTATCAAATATATTAAATGTACAACCTAATATAGATGCATTAATTAATGCTCCAAATGATGCAAATCCAGTGAATCAAATAACCGTTGAAAATAATTCATATACTTGGACAGAATTTGATTCAGCATATATAACAAATGAGATATATACATTATGGTGTCATATGTATAATTTAATTAAACAACAAACAGGTCCATCTGGTAGCAGTCAATTATCATTATATCAAAATTATAGTGATACATTAACTATATTGATGACAAATTATTTAGATTCATCACAATATAATAATATAACATCAACAACCGCAATGATGATATCACATAGTAGGATGTTTAATATGATGAGTGTTTCGAGTAATATGAAATGTAATTCATCATTAACAAATAAGATGGTTCAATCCAATACAAGAATATTAATGGATGATGTATATGATTATACATTAGTTCCATATGATATGAATCCATCAATTCAATCTGATAATTCAGTACAATTTGTTCTAACAAAAACACTACATAGATTTTTAGAACTATTAAATATGTCATTAATAAATCCAAATTATAATTTAAATTGGATAGATACAAATGAGGGCAACGATAATAAGGTAGAAGAAGTAGTTCAATCAAAAATAGATATAAATGTGTCAATAAGTGCATATAACAGTATAAATGGAAGTGTAGTACCAAGTTCAACGAAAACATATTATATGAATACAAAATCAGCGAGATGTTTAATAAATTTCTTTACATCATTTGGTTCATTTAATTAATTATTAAACTAATATAATCTTTTAGAGTGTCCAGCGACATCTACACTACTTTCAGAAATATCTCTAAGAAAATAATAAATCTCGGAAACAATTTCATCTTCTTGCGTATTAACATTAAAATTTTTAACAGTTTCTTTATAATAATAATCTGATTTTGTTAGATATAATGCAATTGCAATATATTTTTCGATTTCGATATTATGATATTGAATATATATTTTTGAGTTTAATAATTCGGCTTTAAAAATAGTGTTGCTTTGTTGTATTACTAATGAATCATTTTTTATATCAATATCAAAAGCATAATTTAATATTTTTTTAGATAAATAATTTTCTGATTTAAAATTTAATGGAAGTGCCCATGCCCAAGTCCATACAGATTGTTTATTATTAAATACTCCCAATACACTTGATGTCCCAATTAATGTTTTATTATTATTATATTTAATTTTAAATTCAAGTAAGTCCATATCTTTTAATCCACCAATAGGAAAAAACTGTTCAAATTTGATGTCCTCTAATTCAAAATCATAATTTTCATATTTTTTCCGTTGCTTATCCAAATAGCTATATGCATTTGATATAAATAAATTCATAATAATAATAATAATAATAAATTATATTTTAAAATTAAAATATAATTTATTATTATTATGAATTCATTTACTGAAATTACCAGTAATTTGTATGCTGATGGTGGTTTCCCTCATATACGTCTATGTTATGTAGAAAATATTGAAGAAGACAAAAAAAGTAGGGAATTTAGTTCAAAAAATATTATGAGCATACAAAATATTTTAAATAGGAGACGAAATAACGATTTATTATTCCCTAAAAGAACAACAAGAAACATAAATAATATCGATGAAAAAATGGTTCAAGACTATATTAGTTCATCCAAATCTCCAGATGACGATAATGATAATTTTATTATAAATAAGAAAATTGAAAAGCTATCATCTGATAGTGATTCTGATGAATTACAATTTAAATTTAATAAAATATCAGACAAAGATATACGAAATATTAGTAATTTAAATGTATCAAAAATTTTAAAAAGAACTGCCAAAAAAGGATCAAAAAGAGGATCAAAAAGAGGATCAAAAAGAGGATCAAAAAGAGGATCAAAAAGAGGATCAAAAAGAGGATCAAAAAGAGGATCAAAAAGAGGATCAAAAAAGAATTAATCAAAAACAACAATAAATTTACGGCGTTCGCTGCCTTTATTAGTGAAAGGGTGTGTTTTAGATATATTATTGGTATTATCATTATATAATTTGATAACTTGTATATTATTATTTGGTTTATTATTTTTGGAACCATCAATAACAATTGATTGATTTATAGAAGATTCATAGTTATGTTCAATAGATGGTTGTAATTTAGTTCCGCGTTTTTCAATATGTTTAATATTACAACAGATACCTTTATTTTTACATATAAATTTGAGATAATTATTACAACTAAGGTCGTCGACATAATTAATATATAACAATCGATGTAGAGCAATTTTATGATGTTTAAAATAAAAGTTAATATATTTAGTTTTAGAAATTTCGTTATCAGTAACATATCCATTCCATATGCAACATTCAGTATCAGAGAATGGGCTATGATTTATATTATAAACGATTCTTTTAATATCATCCATATCGAGTCGCAATTTATATGGTAATCCTTTACGTTGTTTTTGTAACATTTGTATAAGTATATTATTTTTAGAGATAATATGATTGTGGTCATTATTATGAAGGGTATTAATATCGGAATCATTAATATTTTGTATATTGGTCATTTACTAAAATATAGTAATATATTATTTTTTAGTAAAAAAATGGAATAACTAAATTATTTTTATTTAATTAACGAAATAAAATGCGTAAATATTACCAATTGATGATGATATTGTAGGATTAAGTACGGAATATCTAATATTAATAAATAAAGAATGATCTTTAACATATGTTTGAACAACATTATCGTCTCCAATTTCAATAAAATTATTAATTTTAAGATATTTGAATCCATTATCAATAATAATGAATGGTTGGTCATAAATATCATAAAGAATAATAGGTATATGATGTAATTGGTTCAATGCATATAAATCGATAATTCCGATATATTTAGGTATAATGGATCGTGAAAAATATTCGAGATATTCACTGATTTTATCATCATTCATATTAATAATGAATTGTTCGGAACCATTATTTTTAGATCTATATGTTAGATCCCTTATCATTTTATTTGTTCTCTTTTTATTTAATAAATAGTCAATTATAAAACTTTTAAATACGTTCATCATATCTGTTTGAAATGGACTATAATATCCTAAATTTCTAAAATTTACATCGGAATATACGTGTTTTAACCAATAAAAACAATTAGAATAAGCTCTAAAAATACCATTAGAATTATTAATTAATTGTATATATTTATTACCAATTTTTTCTAAAGGATAAGATATATTATCAATATTTTGAACATTAAGAGATCGATTAGGTCTATTTTTACCAATTTGTGGTATATTATTTTTACCAAAAAGTTCAGTTAATATTTTTTGAATATTCATATTGGCAGATTTTATAATTTTTTGATTGGGTCTTTGTTTGAATCTATCTGGATCTACAATATCTGATACAAAATAATTATCATTTTGTAATATTTCATTTGATTTTAATTCATTTGATGTCAATTCGTCCGCAACTTTATTTATAAATAATATTATCTTCTTTTTTGTTAATGCTAATTTACATGTTGAACCACTAAATGTACAATTTATATTTGCATTGCATCTGTGTTTATCTGTATTCATTCTACACAATTCTCTATTATTACTAATTTTATTTTTAATAATAACCTCTTTACTGAGATAATTATCTGGAACTAAATTAACAAATGTCGATTCTACCTTATTATTCATTATTATATTTTTTTTATTGTCATAATTAATGTTACTATCTGCACCATCATTAGTATCATTATCAGAATCACTATCAGAATCACTATTAGGATCATTATTATTAGCACCTCCTTGATGATCAGGATTTTTAGAAATATTATTAAAAATTTTATTAAGTTCTTTGTTAGTGTATTTGTATAGTAATTTTTTAATGTTATTTTTCTTAGTATTTTTATCAAATTTATTATTATCGATGATAGATTGAATATTATTTTTAAAATCTGGTTGATTATTAAGAAAATTACTCAATTCAAATCTAAATAATTCATAAATTTCTGATTCATATATATCATTTGCAATATTAAATACTCTATCATCAACCAATTGATTCTCTGGACCTTTAATTAATTCATCGTCTATTTTATCATATAATGTTCTACTTTCCATAATAATGCGTTTTATACCATATTTATTAGATAATTTAACCAAATCGTCGTATTTAATTGGTGTTGGTTGAACAGGAACATTAATTTCTTTAACTTCTTTATCTGTAATAATAGCAATAATATTATATAATTTATCATCAACTCTATCATAAATATATCCTTGAACTCTACAATGGATAACAGTAGTATTTTTATCTTTTTTATTTTCATTTTTATTATTTTTATTGTTTTTATTTTCTTCTCCATCAGCATCTTCTTCAGTAACATCATTAGAATCATTAGAATCATTAGAATCATTAGAATCATTAGAATCATTAGAATCATTAGAATTATTAGACAAATTAAATACATTCATGAGGTGTTGTATGGATGATTCGAGTGTATTAATAAATTGTGAATGATTCTCAAAAATTTTAATATTCCAGATGGATCCAGATGGTTTAACAGGGATAATATGATTATTATGTAGAATAAAATATTTACATTTATTACGTTTATCAATAATTTGTCCAATAATTTTGATTTGGTTATCAGGCTTGAGAGTTAGATTGATGATATCAATTTTATTTTTGGTAATTTTTGCGTTATCAGTTTGAATGATATCTAGAGTATTTTGTGCACAATTTAGAATAAAATATTCACTAACATGTTTAATAATATTGTTAGATGTGTTTTCATATTCGAAAGCTTTAACGAGGTCAACAAATTTGGATGTTTCTTCTTTAAGGGTCATAAAAATGGGGTAATAATGGTTATCTTCTTTAAGAAGGAATATATTTTTTCGATTAGTGTCATATATCAGATCAATATTTTCTATATTTTTACATAATAAAGTATAGTCGTTGATAATATTATCATTAGATGTGTTATCATTGGATGTATTAGTATTAGTATCACTATCGAAATTAATATTGACATAATTTTTTTTTTCAAAGATGAATACATTTAATCCGTATTCAAATAATAAATTGGGAATACATAATATATCTTCAACTGTTTTATGATCTATTTCAGTATTTGTATTAATAAAATAAAGATAAGTATCAATATCAGTGAATTGTGTTTTAATATCGCCATTATTGAGGCTTGTAAATATCTGTATATTTTTTTCGATATCGTTTGATGTTAATATTTGTTTAATTTTTGTTTTGATATCATCTACTGATAGATCTACAGCACTTGAAATAGAATTGAGATATGGTAATTCGTCTTGCCGACTACCGAATTTAAAGAAATATCCGGATTTGGTAGCGATAAGGTAGTGATTTTTGATGATAGTTTTTTTGTTTAACATTTTATTAAAATAAATATCGAGATATCGTGGCAGATAGCCGAAACGTCCTTCTTGTATTTTATTTGTATCTTGTAAGATGTATAATTTTTCTCCCATTAATTTTTTTGTTGATTTTCCAGTATCTTTAAATTTACCAACACATTTCATATAAAAATCTTTTTTCTCTTTATTTTTAGATGTATAATGATCTTTTTTGAAACAACAAGGCATACATAATCCATTAGGATTAGTAGATTTAGATAAGAATCCAACGTACATATGGTCTTTATTTTCTTCAGGACTACAAGTATAATAAACGTGTGATCCATCATTATTAGTAAGTTTAGCGGCTCTAATAATAATTTCTTTTTGTTTGCCGCTTTTTTTGTTAATAATGATTGTGCGTTCATAGTCTCCAGTATTTGCATTATAAACATAACCTTGTTTAACGAGTTCATCAATCGTTTTATCGTCATATGGCATAGGACGTCTTTTCTTATCATCACCAGAATTTTGACAATTACGTGTCCATTGTGCTTGACCTTTATCTGGTTTATATGCTAAACGTTCTTTATCTATTTTAGTTATTTGTTTAACTGATTTAGCATCTTCTTCACGTCTAACAATTTCTTCAACTTTATTTCTTCTTCGTGCAATATTAGTGATAGATTTGAGTTTATTTTTGATGGGGGTCATATCAGGATTTTTTCGTAAATATGTTTCAACATAAAGATACAAAAGGATGTTCATAAAATTAATAATTTTATCTAATTGATATTTATTACGAGCTCCAGATATACGCATTTTATATTTATTTTTCATTTTACCTTGTAAATTAATGTCAATACCGGGTGGTTTATATTTTGGTATGTTGTCCATTTTTTTTAATATTTTTCTTGATTTTTTTAAATTTGGAAATTTCTCTTTTACCTCTAATATCTTGTCTAATGCTTGTTTATCCGTTATATTAAATTGTTTTGCTATCTCTAACACTAATAATTTTTCAACATATTCATAATTTCTAAAAAAATGAATAATACGATGTTCTATACGTGCTTCATTTTCATATTTAGAAATTCTCTTATATCTTAAATATGTTCCATATTTAGCTTTATCGTCTTTAACTTTTAGTTTAGATATTCTTTTACGTGGTTCTACAACTACTGCAATATATGGGAAAAAATAAATAGAAAAATCTAATAAATCATTATGATTGATCATAAAATCATCAGGTAGTTCGATTTGTTGGATAGTATTAATAAAAGCATATCTAAATTTATCATTAGTTGGCATAGTAAATTGTAATTTATCATTTTCAGTATTGATTTTGGTTAAAAGGTTACGAATATATGGATATGTATTTTTTACATCTTCAATGGTAGCTTGATCAGTTTCTTTCCATTGTGTTTTATATTCTAATTGTCCATTTTCGTTAAGATTAACCGAAATATATTTATTACTTGAATCCCCTTTTTGGTTAATTTTTACTTTAAAACTAATACCATATGGTGAATTTTCAAACCATTTCGACAATACTGCCTCTTTATCTGTTTCAGTACTACGAGTATTAATTTTATATAAAAATTTGCCATCACTTATTTGAAATTGAAGATATGGATATGTGTTATCAACTATAAAATTATCAAAAATTCTATGTAAATCTAGTTTGTTGTTTTTCATTATATTTATATGTTGTAATGTTACATGGATCACTGACTGGGTTACATTATTTTCTTTAAATATTTTATCATATTTAGATGGTTCTAATTTTAATTCTTCAATTGTTCTACAAATTTCGTTTTCTAATAAAAGATCATTATTAATGGTCTGATATATTTGTAATATACGATTTGTTTCGGCTTTTGAACCACCATTTAAACTGTCTATCACTTGTTTTAATTCATCCTGTGATATATTATAATATATCTTTACATATACATTATATAGATTTTTTAGAGTCTCATCATTATCTGCTTCATATTTATTACCTAATTCATGATATAAATCAATCATATATATTTCATTGTTAGACATAAAATTACTATATTCGTCTAATATATTAGTGTCGTCGAATTCCCTTTTGATACGAGATCCATATTTTACTAAATCATCTCTCAGAATTTTTAGATTCCCCATTAATTTCTCATATACTCTTAAATTTTCATTCGGTTCTATTGATATTTTCAATAATTCATTCCGTTTTATCCATTTCTGACCTAACATTATCTGATCTTTTACTTGTTTTTTTGATATATCATTATTCATATATTCATATTCAGTCCATAAATACATTCTGGATGGTATTAAATATGGTATACTTTTTCCAAATAATGGATCATTTTTCATACTACACATTATTTTATCTTTTATCGTTTGTATTGTATCATCCTTGTATATAAATTGATTATATATATATATTTTGGTATATATATCTTTCAAATTTGTGTCATACATATTATTATTTTTACTATCATCAAAATCACTTATTGATGACATCTTTTTATCCGATAATTCATCTTGTAACACATTTTTTATCATTTTATTTGTTTCATTCACATTATCATCCAAATTTAATAATTCAGCATTCGAAATATCATCTATATTATCATTATATGATAATTCATATTCCTCTTCAACATTCATTATATTTGTTTCATTATTCCCTTCTATATCATCTTCTAATATACTATCTTCATCTTGGTCTATTTCTTCATCCAATTCTTTATCTTCTGATTCTACATCTTCTTCATTTTCTCTTTCATCACCTTCATCATTATCATCATTATCATTATCATTATCATTATCATTATTATCATTATCATTATCATTATCATAATTATTGTCATTATCACTGTCGTCGTCATTAGATTTTTTTTTGAATCCTCCAAATAATTTAGTATGAGAATTAATAATATTATCAACATTATAATGATTATCAACATCATCGGATTTATTAAAGATCCTATTATTATTTTTTAATTGGTTAATATAAGGATCCATATCAATAATTTCATTAACTTCACTATCATTATTTAAAACTTGAGATGGATCTAAATCAAATCCACCATTTTGTTCTGTTTTTAAATTAACATTTGTATAGTCAATATCGTCTTCAACATCAGAATCTTTAATATTTTTTAAAATTTTATTTTTACGATCTCTATCTTGTTTAAAAAGATAAGAGAAATTGTATATAGTTTTGTCGGATGATTCGATAGTGTCGATATGTATTTTGTACCATTGTTCTCCATATTTTTCGATAATATCATTTTTTTTAGTTTTAGTGTTACGTATAGTGTTGAATATGAATTCAATATGTTTAGAATTAAAAAATAATTTATACCAATATTCACCATAATATTTCAACATAGACGCAATTTCACCATCTGATAACGAAATTAAAGTATCAAATAGATTGATTTCTTTAATTTTTTTAAGAATTTTTTTAATATTAGGATCCATTGTGATGACATTTCCTAAAAAAATACAAACATGATATTGTATTTTACGATTATTATTTTTAAATTTATAAATAACTTTAACAGGATCATTCATAATTACAGTATTAATTAATATATATGAAGAGATTTTTTATAATTTATTATCTTTAATTAAATAATAAAAAATATAATAAATTAGCAATAACAATTAAGTTGAGCGATCTGCCACACTTACAGTTAGTTCCATTCCACAAAACTCCTTATGATGTAAACTATAATTAACATATTTATAAATATCATATTCGATCGCTTTTTTTATTAAATATTCATTTATTTTAAAAAATAGATCAGTATGACCCACTTCAGTGCATCCAATATGGGCAATTTCATGTATAGCTACATATAATAAATCATTAAAATCGTGAATTTTAAAATTTTTTTTGGATCTGATACAAAATACCAATAATTCCCCTTTATTAACTGAATAAGAAGTATATTGACTATCAGCTGAACTTTCTTGTATTTCTACAGATTGTAACTTTTCATTAATTGTTTTAATATAATCATACATTTCTGTATTTTTTTTAACATTTTCATCAACCATTAATAATGATACTAATTTTTTTAATTGGGTTTCAATATTAAACAATACTTTTACAGCTACATCTTTATCAGGAACATCTCTAACTAAATATTTTTTTTTAATATTGTTAGGTGCATCAAAATATTCAATATAAGTGACGTCATTTGAATTGAAATATATATATATAATAATAATTGATAATAATAATATAATTTTGTATGTTTCCATTTATAATATCATTAGAATTTTATAATATTCAATAAATCTGATTAAAAAATTATATATAATTAAATATAATTATTCATAAATATATTTATATAATAAAAATATTATATAATTAAAAAAAATTATCTATCTATACTTTATAATTATTATGAACTCTAATGATATTTTTATGAAACACACCAAACCATTATATCAAGACATTAACAATGTTATTAATATTAATTTCTCTGAATCTGAAGCTGTTCAACGAGGAGGAGATGGTTCTGCTTATAGTGATAATGTTATCAATATTGCTTTCTCTGCATCTGAAAAATTACCTGCTAAACATGGACAACAAGGTGGTTCCAATACCGAAACTTCCGAATATTTCAATAAATTAGCCTCTAAAATTGTTAATAATGTTTCACGTTCACAAAATGGAGGATTCAATGTTAAAACATCTCCTGAAAATCCTACCGAAAGTGATTTTTTTTTAAGCTCCGAAACCATTAATAATATTAACTCTAATACTCTCTCTGGTGGAGCTGCATCCAAAAAAACTTTCAATTTTGAATCCCTTAAACGACACATTAAACGAGCTGTTGAATTAGATGGCGGATCTGAAGAAAAACATAAAAAATCTCATAAAAAAGATGACCTCGATGATGATGATGATGAAGATGATGAAGATGATGATAGTGATGATGATCTATTTGAGGATGGTTCTGATGATGAAGATGATGAAGAAGATGAAGATGAAGAAGATAAACGTGTAACTGTTTTACCAACAATAAGTGACAAGATTCACGTTAAAGTTGGTAAAAGACAAACTAAACACAATAAATCACATTCAGCATCCAATTCTGAATCTCATAGTGGTTCTGAATCATTATCCCTTAATATGGACGATAGTACTGAACAATTTAGACTATCTGATAGTGCCGCTACACCAGAATTAATGTCTTATCGTTCTGTTGATAAAAAAAAAGTTATGTCTGGTTCCCGTTTCACTTAAAAAAAAATAAAATTTAATACTTTTAAATCTATATCATATTTATATTGATTTAAATCTATAATAAAATAATTTGCTATACATCATACTCTATATAGTTTTTAATTTGTAATTTAAAAATCTAAAAATAATGATGTTGAAGGTTTTGTTTGTACATTTTTTGCAGCTGGTTTTTTTCTTGGTTTCGTTATCTTGTCCAATTTAGTTTGGTCTAATGATGGTGTTGCATTCTTTGTCTTTAATGCTCTTTTTTTACTTAAAAAATTATCATACATTTCTAATGGATCTTGAGGTTTAAAAATAATATCAACATCATCAACATCAGTATTAACATTAATATTATTACCTAATTTTTCTGTTATTACCCATTTATTTAATGATATACCACCACTCTGTTTTAATTCCTCTAATGATATATAATCTTTGAATAATTTATCTGCATTCTTCATCAGAGTTTCCATGAACTGAACTGCCGGATTCATTATCTGGTTTGTTAAGTAAAATAAATAATTTACCTTCAAATTCATCTCCTTAATATAATCTGGATGCTCTATCATATCTCCCTGTAATAATTTCTGGCCCTTCTTTTTTGGCACTACTATTGCAACTAATGGTATTCTGTCATTTGTTGATGGAGCATTTCCTGGATCTCTCTGTTTCATCCTCTGACTCAACTTTACATGTGATTGAGAACATTCTACATCATCCCAAGGCCATGTCCCTTCCTCACCTTTCTTACCTTTTGAATCAGACGTTAATTTAATACCTTTGTATGTTGCTCTAATCGTTTTAGTTGTAATAAAATCTGTAATCGGATAATTGCCATTTAATAAGTTTTCAACAGATGTTTTAATATATGTTAAGGCTTTATCAATATCATTTTCATTCATCATAATATTGACCAATCCACCAATAACTTTCTTTACAATATTTGCATTGTCTCTTCTCTTTAATACAATACCCATACTGGACTGTTTAAATTTATTCGGGTTTTCCTCATATTTGTTCCCTACATACCGTTTCTTACTCATTATACAAAATGGATAAAATGTCTTCTCATATTCTAAATTATGGGGAGCTCTTAACCTCTTTTTTATAAATATTGATGCTAATTGACCTAATTTTATTCCATGAATTAAACCATCTTTCGATTTCAATAAATTCTCATTGTCTTTGAATTTTATTCCCATATCACAAAATACTGAATCTGTGTTCTTTAATATCATCGAACCTATCCCTCCATGAAATGTTCCATCTTCTGTTTCCACATCATATACATACTCTTCATATTTATCATATAATACAAATATCTGTTTAATTGTATTCATTTTATTATCCTTTTTATACAATGCTCCAAATACATTTAAGTTCCATTGATTCACATCATCATTTATTTTACACCATCTTATTACAAAGAATTTGTTATTATCTGGATGTAAGTCAATCACAACATTATATTTCATCTTTTTCAAAAATATATAATATTTATGAGCTACCATCTTATTGGCAGTAATCATTTCATTTCTATTTTCTGTTGAAATCATCAAATCACCATCATATTCTGGTTCTTTATGTAATAATTCCTGACCTATTTTACAATCTTTTGGTTTTATTTCTTCTCCAAATTTATTTAACAAACTATGATCCTCTGTAACATCATTACATCCATTATCTGTTAGCACTCTATAGATTTTTTTATCAGTTTTATGACGAATAATTCTATTAATTTTAACCCATCCATTTTTAGACCAAATCTTAATATTAGAATTCATCATATTGATTTGTTGTTTATTAGATCCATTATTATCATTATTATCTGGACTTTTCCAACTTTCATCAATTAATCCAATAAATTTAGCATAATTAAATGCATCAATATTTTTGAACTGATTATATGGTGACCATTCTTTTTCTTTGAAATCATTAAATGTTATAAATTCAATTCTATTATCAATTTGCAACATTATTGGAGTATCACCTGTACAAGAATCACCATAAATAATATGTGGATCAATCTTATATTTTTCAAATAATTCTCCAAGGGCACATCTTATAAACTCCAAATTTTCTGGACTCGTATCTTTCAAAAAATTAGTTTTTAATTCATTTATTTTTGCATCATCTTTATTTATAAATGCTTCATAAAATTTATTTAAAATAGGAACAAAATCATTCTCAACAAAATATCTCGCTGTTTCTAACATTTCACGTCCAGTTGCTGTTGTGCTGGCCGCTAATTCTTTCATACATATTGGACTTGTTGCCGCACCTAATTGACCATATAATGAGTTTGCTGTAACTTTGAGAGCTAATTGTTTACCATCAAGGATACTACGTTTAAATGGATCTGGTTCTTTCTCCATCAACTTCCTTGTTGCTTTTCGTTCTTTTAATAATTCATCTAAAATTTCAGGAAGAATACCCATCTTATCTTGTTGTTTAACATACCTACATTTTGTAACGGTTCCATCTGAATTATTATATGACACCTCATTATATGTACAATCTTTTAGATTATCATATTGTGGATCTATTATAATCGTTTCATGCGATATATTACGATCTATAATTGAACTTGGATACAGTGAGTTATAATCTAAAACAGGAATATATGTCTGATAGAATCCAGTTTTTGGTTCAAATACAGTTGCACCTTCATATGATATATCATTAATTACATCTTTATTTAATACTGGTATCAAAAATTGTTTCTGTCTACATTTCTTAGATACTAAACTTAAACTCTTGATTCCCTGTCCTCTAATCAATAAATAATACAAAGGTACGTGACATACATTCGCCATACTTATTGCATTTGTTACTATCTCAAGTTTGGCTAGCAATCTGCTTACAAGAACACAATCTTGAATACAATATTCTGCAATTATTTTCCTGTCTGCACTCCCTTTTTTTTGGAAACTAAATATATCATTCACTTTAATATCATCCTTCACAAGACCCCATTTTATGTCTTTCCCTAAATCTATCATATTCGCCTCCTTAAAATTTACATTATTGTTTTCTACTATCATTTTATTACCATTTATTGATGTTATACGATATTTTTCTTCACAATATCCTTCGTCTTCATCATCATCAACTTCTTCTTTGACACCATATTCTAATTCAACATTAGCAATTAATTTAATATAATTACCAACTTTAAGGAGATTAAGATTTTTACTTTCAATCTCCAATGTTGTTGGTGACAATATATTGTATTTTATAATCTTATCTTGAATAAAATTCTCAGATACTGCATCTAATGAATATTTTGATAATTTGTAATCACGTTGAACTACCTTCATTAAATCTATTTGAACACGACCAAATGAATCGATATATCTCAAAAAGTTATCTCCGAGAGCCGCTGATGATAATTTCTTTTCAATAAATTGACAGTCCATCATATATAATTTACTTAATTTACTAAATGCATTTGCACAATTTATATCAGGATGTTTTGCACGATTATACATATATGGTTCATCAAATCCCCATATATTGTATCCCGTTAAAATGTCCGGATCTTCTCGTTTTATTAATTTCGTCCATTCTAATAATAATTCACGCTCTGTTAAAACTGATATTACTTCTACACCATCTATCGGATCACAACTTCCTAATGTTATCATATGTTTCTTATATATGTCTCCACCATATCGACTGAATACTGATCCTATCTGAATTATCTTATCATCTATCCTTTGAGCTTGTGGAAAGGATCCATCTCCTGATGTACATTCTATATCAAAAGAACAAATTTTAAATGGAGCTCCTCCTAAATTCTGGTTCTCATTCGGACATAATTCCTTCCAATCACACGATATATTTATATCACACGTTGATCCCTCATCCCTGTTCTTCTCATAATTTGATATCTTTATCCAACCACACGCATTCAAATTTCGTATGTGAATACACCTTAAAAATGTATCTATATTACTCTCATATACATCCAATTTTATCATCTTCAACATTCCAGGTATCGATATACGACCACTTAATGTTCTCGCAAATGAATACATCGCTCTCGAATTATTAAATATCACTCTTAAAAATTTTAATTTCTTATTATTATTAAAACCTCTGAATTTATACCTCTGAACTACATCATATGATATTAAATTCTCCTTCATCCTGAAATTCTTATTCTTTAATTCACATATTAATCTATCAATTTCCATATCAGACCATTTTAAAGGCAATTCAACATAAAAATGAGGCGTATAGTTCATAACTTTTACATATACCGACCTATCATCCAATGTTCTCCCAAATAACCTTATCACATATTTACTGTTATTTAATTCCTGTTCATCCTCAGAATTATCATTACTTTCCTCTGAAGCATCAACACTCTCATTGAATTCTTTCCAATCTAATGCCTGAAATATTATATCCTTTGATTCCATTATATATATATTATATTCGGTTTATTCTTATCACATTATAACTTTTTTAATCAATTTTTTTATATGGTTTCTCTATTGATTTATTTTGTATGATCTATATAATCATATATATATTTATATTTTTAAATAATACATCTTATATATCATTTAATATATCTATTTACGGGTTTTATATGACTTTTTTTATTATAAATTATCTAGTCCAATCATATGGAACAAAATTATCTTTTTATACATAACTCTCATAGACAAATCTTTACTGTCAAAACTGATGTTGTTGATCATAATATTTATAAAAATATTGTTGATCATAATATATCCAATATTATTAAATTAAATAATTTATCTGGAACTTACAAATTAGTTAACCTCTATAATAATTCTGAGCAAGACTTTGAAATATCCGACAATTTACAAACACTTCATGGAGGCAACGATAATACTAATCCATCTGAAAAAATCCAACTACAACCTCTCGTTTTCGGTATGCCAGGACCATTACAACTAACTCCAGACCAAAATCTAAATACAAATCCAAACCAAAATCTAAATACAAATCCAGACCAAAATCTAAATACAAATCCAGACCAAAATCTAAATACAAATCCAGACCAAAATCTAAATACAAATCCAGACCAAAATCCAAATCCAATTCCTGGATCATCACTAACTAATAAGTCTGTGACCGAACCTAAAAAACAAGACAATTCTTTTTTTAATCAAGTTGCATTGTGGTTTAGTCCACATAAAGTAGAACCTAAAACAGAGGTCAACGTAAAAGACAAAGTAGAAGACAAAGTAGAACCAAAAGTAGAAGACAAAGTAGAACCAAAAGTAGAACCAAAAGTAGAAGGCAAAGTAGAAGGCAAAGTAGAAGGCAAAGTAGAAGGCAAAGTAGAAGGCAAAGTAGAAGGCAAAGTAGAAGGCAAAGTAGAAGGCAAAGTAGAAGGCAAAGTAGAAGGCAAAGTAG